ACCGTAACCGAGCGATCCAGAACCCCGATGCGTTCTCGGTCAACACCGCGATCATGCGTTGCCTTGCCAAGTGCATCGCCATGTTTGGCCTTGGCCTCTACATCTACGCGGGCGAGGACTTGCCGGAGGGAGCCGCACCGCAAGTTGACCCTGATTTGGTCGCGTTGATCGCTGGCGCAAACTCGCTAGACGAACTGACCAAGTTGTTTAAACGCCTAACCAAAGAGCAACGGATGACGCACATTGATGCGTTCACCGCACGCAAGAAGGAACTGACCACACCCCCGGAGGCCGCGTGAAAAAGGCAATAGTCACAGACAGGCTTTTGGGTGCAGCGCCAACTGACATGGACTTGCGAGATTATTTTGCGGGTCAAGCGTTGACCGGGTTGTTAGCGAATCCGAAATTGGAAAAAGCAATTTTGGAAAAACAAGATTGGATAGAAAGAACGACTTGGTTATTTGCTGATGCGGTTATGGAACGCAGACTGAAGGACAATCGCTAATGGAACAACGTACCGACGAATGGTTTGCTGCCCGTCTCGGCAAAGTCACCGCCAGCCGTGTCGCTGACGTAGTTGCCAAGACCAAGAGCGGGTATTCGGCAAGCCGTGAAAACTACATGGCGCAGTTAATTTGCGAACGCCTCACGGGCAAGCCCACCGAGATGTTTAGCAACGCTGCGATGGAGTGGGGTACGCAGACCGAACCGCAAGCAAGGGCCGCGTATAGCGCACGCACGGGCGAACTGGTGGAGGAGGTGGGGTTTATCCCGCACCACGACATCCCCGGCTCTGGCGCGTCCCCCGACGGTTTTGTGGGCGAGGGGCTGATAGAGATTAAGTGTCCGAATACGGCTACGCATTTGGAGTACGTCCTCGCGGGTAAACCGCCCGAAAAGTACATGACCCAGATGCAATGGCAGATGGCGGTAACGGGTGCGCCGTGGTGTGAATTCTGTAGTTACGACCCACGCCTACCCGAGCATTTGCAAATGCTGATCGTGCGTGTGGAGCGTGACGCTACACGCATCGCAGAGTTAGAGGCCGAGGTGCGTAAGTTCCTCGGTGAGTTGGAAAGTAAGGTTGAGCAACTACAAAAGGTGAAACTGTGAACAATCAATACGACAATAGCGGTGTCCTCTTTAAGAACGACAAGGGCGACAACCCAAAGCGTCCTGACTACCGAGGCAGCATCGCGGTCGCGGGTGTGGACTACAACATTTCGGGCTGGATACGCGAGAGCAAAAAGTCGGGCGACAAGTTCCTATCGCTGAAGGTAGAACCCAAGACCGCCGTGAAGGGTGGCCCGCGTAAGGCCGAACCGAAACTCCCCGCCCAGAAACAGATCACCGAGGATAATTGGAGCGACCTTGATGAGCCATTCTGACCTACGGGTGTTTATCGGCTGGGATAGCCGCGAGGAAATCGCTTATGAGGTGTGTCGCAAGTCTATCTTGCGGCACGCCTCCATCCCCGTAGACATACAGCCCATCAAACAATCAGAACTTCGGGAGCGTGGTCTTTACACGCGGGAGTTTGATCCGCTCTCGTCTACGGAGTTTTCGTTTACCCGCTTCTTGACCCCACACCTCGCCGGGTACGATGGTTGGGCCGTGTTTATGGACTGCGATTTTCTTTTGCGGGGGGACATCGCGGGACTGATGGACTACGCCGACGGGGCAAAAGCGTGCTTTGTGGTACAGCACGATTACAGGCCGTTTGAAAAGGTCAAGATGGACAACAAGGCGCAACATCAGTATCCACGGAAAAACTGGTCATCGTTCATGTTTATGAACTGTTCGCACACCGAGGTCAAGGCGTTGACACCCGATGTCGTGAACAGGAAGAGTGGAATGTTCTTGCACCGCTTCCAATGGCTAAAAGACGAGTCCATTGGTTCCCTGCCGATTGCGTGGAACTATCTGGAAGGGTGGTACACCCGCGACCATTGCCCCAACCCTATCGCCGTCCATTTCACTCGCGGTGGCCCGTGGTTCCGCGACTACATGGAAGTGGAATACGCCCGTGAATGGCTAGAGGCCAGCCGGTGAAGCGCATCTTTGCCAAAGGCACGACCCCAGAGCAGTTAGCCAATGCGGCGATCCGCATGGTGCAGGGACTTTCGCCCGACAAAACGTGGGCGATAGAGGTAACGGAGTGGAAGAAACCCCGCACCAATCAACAGAACGCTTTTCTCTGGGGCGTAGCGTACCCCGCGATCCTTGAGGGCGGCGGTGAGGCGTTGGCGGGCTGGACACGCGATGACCTCCACGAATACTTCCTCGGGGAGTGTTTCGGATGGGAGACGCTGGAAGGTTTTGGGCGCAAGCGTATGCGACCGCTCAAACGATCCTCTGCGCTAACCAAGCAAGAGTTTAGCGAGTACCTCAACTTCCTTGAGGGCCGCTGCATGGATATGGGTATAACGATCCCAGAACCTATATACGTTGAGGGCCAGTAATGCCATTCTCGGTCACGGTTCCGCGATTTGTCATTGATGACAGTTGGCGATTTACAAAACAGATACGCATGGGTCATCGTAACGATGGGAGTGATGGCAACGCTGAACAACAATTGGTCGGTGTGATTGGTCAAAACATGGTCAATTTAGCGTTGTGCAAACCAATGTTAGAGAAAGACACGGGATTTGATGGGGGCGTAGATTTTGAGGTTTTCGGAATGACGTTTGATGTCAAAACCATGGGCCGAAAAAGCGAACCCAAACCGTATTACGTTAACAACCTTCTTCGGTCACAAATCAAATTTAACTGCAACGCTTACTTGTTTTTAAGTTTTAACAAAAACGATAGTGTGTTGACATTCTGTGGATGGCTTCCGAAAGAATCGTTTTTATACCGCGCAACCCTTTATCCAAAAGACAGCACGCGCCAGCGATCTGACGGGTCATCGTTCCAATTGAAGGCTGACACCTTTGAAATAGAAAACAACAAATTGAATTCTGATTTTTATAGTTGGCCTGAATTGGTTAGTCATTGGCACAACTACGCTGCGGAACTGATATGAGTCTTCGTAAAGAAGCCAAAGGACGCGGTTGCATGGTGCGCCTACCCGGTATCTGCAACTTCAACAGCGAGACTGTAGTGCTGGCGCATATCCGTTTAGCGGGCGTGAGCGGCATGGGTATGAAATCCCCCGACTTACTTGGCGCATGGGCCTGTAACGCCTGTCATGACGAAATAGATGGCAGGACGCGCAAGAGCGGGCTATCACGCGATGAACTTCGTCTAGCCCACTACGACGGCATGGCACGGACAATCGTGCAGTTGGACAAAGAAGGGCTGGTATGAAGTTCCTGCACGACACGCCCTATGTTAGCGCGTGGGTGCGTAACGAGTTTTTGTTTAACCACGAACGGGGCCACGGAGAGTTTAGCGAGGCCACGGTGTTTGGATTCCGCGCTGAACCCGCCCGAGTGCCGTGCTTTCAGGTGATGCTGGCAGCGGGCGCACAATGGGCGCGAGTGCCGATCCATGCGCTATGCAGTAAGCCGTGTGAGCCGCTCCCTGTAGAACAATCGTGCTGGTGGGACAGTTATGGCTACTACGCCCAAGTACATGAGTTCGCGTTCCTGAAGAACCACCGCGTAGAGGCTTTGGGCCGCGATAAGACGGTTAGAAAAGGCCGTTATCTTTTTACGATAGATTGGGCCAAGGACGGGTGGAGCGAAACCCCCGACCAGCACAAAAACCATCATGTCATTGCGTTAGACGATGGGCCATGGATTGCCTATCCCAACAACCGGCTCCTCTGGACTGATCCGAGTTGGATCAAACCAGAACTTGCGGCATGGAAGTCGCCCACGGAGTCCTATTCTGCGGAGTAAGCATGAAACGCATCAGAGAATGGATACGTCGGTATCAACGCATGAGACACCTATATTGGGCGCACGTTCCCCCGCCTTGTTGGGCCTGTAAACGCGGAACAGGGAGGGTCTACTGGTGATAGACAACGAAAGCCCCGCAGGGGCGTGGAAAGCCGAGTTAGAGCGTGCGCCTTGGGCGTATGGTCAGATTAAGCCACCGACCGTCAAGGAGGTGCTGTGGACGCTGCGGAAGTGCGGGTTTAGCGTAGAGGCT